AACGGCTGGGCGCACGGTTTCTCACAGCCTTGGGTCTGTGCCGGGGTGCATTATTGTTAAGCGTACAGACAACGTTGGCTCTTGGCATGTTTATCACAGGTCTTTAGGTGGAACTAAAGCTTTGTTCCTTAATGCTACGAACGCTGCTCTAACAAATATAAGATACTGGAATGACACCGACCCAACTTCTACTGTTTTTACTCTTGGGTTTGACACTGACGTAAATGCGTCAGGTGGCACCTACGTCGCCTACCTGTTCGCGCACAACGCTGGCGGCTTTGGCGCGTCCGGTACGGATAATGTGATTTCGTGTGGGTCGTTTACGACGGATGGTTCTGGCAATGCGACGGTGACTCTTGGGTATGAACCTCAATGGGCATTGTTCAAATGCACAACACAGACTCAAGATTGGTTCACAAGTGACAACATGCGCGGGATGCCGGTTGGTCAGGCAGACGCTTATTTGGTTCCAAACTCAACTCAGCAAGAAAGCACCTATGAGTATATTTCTCCGACTTCTACTGGATTTACAATTTCCAATCAAAACGCGTCAGCAACATACGTTTATGTAGCAATTCGCCGTGGCCCGATGCGGACGCCGACGAGCGGGACGAGTGTTTTTGTCCCGTCACTTTATCGGTCTGGAGTCGCCGCCAACACCGTTATTACTACCGGGTTCAATCCAGACGCCGTTCTTCCATTTAGACCTTCTAGTAACAAATTTTGGACTACACGACTTCTTGGTAACACTGGTTATCTTGAGTCAAATTCGACTGCTGCGTTTACTGGTATATCGCTGGTAAACTATACGTCTAGCTCAAATAGCTTTGTTAATGCTTATGCTGGAATCGGGGAAGTAATTTTCTACTCGTTTGGCCGCGCCCCCGGCTTCTTTGATATTTCTTGCTACACAGGAACGGGAAGCGCAGGACTTACCGTCTCTCACAACCTTTCTGCCGTTCCTGAATTAATAATTGTAAAAAGAAGAAGCGCCGCTGAAGAGTGGGCCGTCTATTCCGCACCCTTGGGCGCGACTAAGGGCTTGGAATTTAATTCTGCTGGGCAAAATACAAACATTGTATATTGGAACAACACAGCACCCACCGCATCCCAATTTACTCTTGGAACTTATGCTGCGGTAAATGCTTCCGCATCAACTTATGTTGCTTATTTGTTCTCAACTGTTTCGGGTGTTAGCAAAATTGGCTCCTACACCGGAACTGGCACAACAAATCAAATCAACTGCGGTTTTACTGGCGGCGCGCGTTTCGTGCTGATTAAGCGCGCAGACAGCACGGGCGACTGGTACGTTTGGGACAGCGCGCGTGGTATTGTGGCTGGTGATGATCCGTATTTGCTGCTCAACAGCACGGCTGCGGAAGTAACCAATACGGACTACGTTGACACCTATTCCGCAGGATTTGAAATTAGCTCCACCGCTCCTGCGGCCATCAATGCTAACGGCGGCACGTTCATCTTCTTGGCAATCGCGTGAGGCACATCATGGAAGTCCGCATCCAATCTACTGGCGAGGTTATGTCCGAGGATGGGCTTCGGATGTGGCTGAAAGCAAACGGTGGGCCGTCTTATGAGACGCTAACGCCGGAGGTTATGGAGGCTATCGGCGTTGATCCTGTATTTGAGGGGCCTGCCGCGACTGGTGGCACTGTCTATCAGTACTCCATGCGGCAGGGCGTTGAGCAGGGCACAGACGGCAAGTGGTATACAAAATACGCACTTGGTCCGAATTTTGCCGATCCTGTTGAAGAGGCGGCGTACAAGGCACGCATGGATGCGGAAATGGCGTCTAACGTGCGTCGGGACCGGAACAGCAAACTTTCCGCTTGTGATTGGACCCAACTCGCCGACAGCGTGGCTGACAAAGCGGCATGGGCTACCTATCGCCAAGCCCTCCGTGATATACCTAGCCAAGACGGTTTTCCGTGGAATGTGACTTGGCCGACTGAGCCGGGAGCTTAATCATGACGATCCCCCGCGACCTATCTAATCTTGCACCGGGCGCGAACACGTCTGGCGTTTTGCAGCCGTCTAAAGGTGGGACGGGGGCCACCACTCTGGCGGGGGCCAACATCCCCGTCACCACGGCGAACAACACGTTCACCGGCACTCAGAGCTTCACAGGTACGTCCTCCGCCTTGGCGGCGGTTCTCACTGACGTGGCAGAAAGCATTACGGTTTCCGCTACTGCTGCGACCGGAACGATCAACTACGACGTGACCACGCAGAACGCTTTGTTCTACACTACCAACTCATCTGGCAACTTCACGGTCAATTTTAGAGGATCGTCCGGCACGTCGTTGAACACTTTGATGTCCACCGGCCAGATGATTACCGCAGTGTTTCTTGTGACCAACGGCTCACCCGCTTACTACAACACGGCTGTGCAGGTAGATGGTTCTTCTGTTACTCCGAAATGGCAGGGCGGCACCGCGCCGACGAGCGGCAACACGTCATCGGTGGACATTTACACGTACACGATCATCAAAACAGGAAGTGCGACGTTCTCTGTCTTTGCCTCGCAGACTAAATTTGCGTGAGGTGTAGTCATGCCAACTATCGTCACGCGCGGTGTAGCATCTGCCAGAGCATTTGGGTTCGCTGGTTCTTCTGCCCCCTTGGTTGCGCCAACGTCAGTTGAATACCTTGTTGTCGCTGGCGGAGGTGGTCACATTACAGGTAGCGGCGGCGGTGGCGGCGGCTCTGGGGCTGGGGGATATAAAACTGCAACGGGATTATCGGTAACTGCCGGAACACCCATTACGGTCACGGTTGGCGCTGGTGGCAACGGTAGCAACGGCAGCAACTCTTCTTTTGGCAGCGTTGTTTGTGGCGGTGGTGGTTATGGTCGCCAGAGTGGCGATGGAATTAATGGTTCTGCTGGTTCTGGCGGTGGGGTTTCTGGAAGCGGTTCGGGTGGAGCGTACAACGGCTCTGGTGGAGTTGGTTCTACTAATGGCGGAAATGGCATTGGTGTTATCTCTCCATATTCTGGAGGCGGTGGCGGAGGCGCGGGTGCTAACGGCTCCAATGCTCCTAGCGCGGATACCGGAGGCGCGGGCGGTATAGGTTTGCAGTCGTCAATTTCTGGAACAGCTACGTATTATGCGGGCGGCGGCGGTGGCGGCGTTCGGGCCGGCAGCGGCGCGGCGGGAGCCGGCGGGCTTGGCGGGGGTGGAAATGGAGGGTTTGGTGCTGGATCGGTTGGAGCCAATGGGACGGCAAATACTGGTGGCGGTTCTGGCGGCGGCGTCGGAGATGGCGTGACATTAACGGCGCAGGGTGGATCAGGTGTTATTATCATTCGGTATGCAGACACTTTTGCTCCCGCGACTTCCACTACCGGCTCTCCAACCATAACTGTTTCAGGCGGATACCGCATTTACCGTTGGACAGGTTCAGGAAGCATCACGTTCTAACAGGCATTGATAGGGGGTCACATGCCGTTCAGTTCTCAGTCTGGCAAGGCCAGCATCAAATGGGTTATGTCCAAAATTCCGCAGCCTGAAACTGCGTTGGACATAGGCGTTGGCGAGGGTACTTACGCCAAACTTTTCCCTAAATTCAAATGGACAGGCGTTGAAATTTGGGAGCCATACGTCGAAAAGTATGGCCTAAAAAATCTATATCCTGATCTGCATATTGCAGATGCCCGTGAGTGGGATACAGACCAGCGCTTTGACGTATGCTTCCTCGGCGATGTGCTTGAGCATATGACGCAGGAAGAAGCTCAGGCGCTTGTCCGCAAAGCAAAGCGGCTGTCTGATACGGTCATCGTCAGCATTCCAATTGGCAAGTATCCGCAGGGCGAGTTCGAGGGCAACCCGCATGAAGCCCACGTTAAGGATGACTGGTCAGACGCAGAGGTGAAACTTTGCTTCGGTAAGCCTACGTGGTCTTACATTGACGGTGAGATTGGAGTTTATGTTTACTCCAAGTACGAGATTAAATTAACGTACTGCGTCTACGCCATCAGCAAAAACGAGGAACAATTTGTTAAACGGTTCTGCGAGTCTGCTAAAGAGGCTGATCTTGTCCTCATTGCTGACACTGGAAGCACTGATAGGACGGCTGATCTATCCCGTGAGTGCGGCGCAAAGGTCCACGATATTTACGTCAACCCTTGGCGCTTTGACATCGCTCGCAATGCTGCTCTTGCTCTTATTCCCCGGTCTATTGATATTTGCATTTCGTTGGATTTGGACGAGGTTTTAGAGCCGGGCTGGAAAGACAAGATTGAATGTGTCTGGGTTCCCGGCAAGACCACGAACCTGTGGTACTACTTTGACTGGGGCCACAACATACGGTTTCCCTACCGCAAAATCCACAGCCGTCACGGCTACCACTGGCATCATCCCTGCCATGAGGATTTGCGGATTGATGGTCGTGTGGAGCATGTCACGGCATGGTGTCCGCACCTGCTCGTGTCACATCACCCGGACCCGACCAAAAGCCGTGGTCAGTACATGGAAATGCTGGAAGTGGCCGTTAAAGAGGATGCCACCGATCCGCATCATTACTTCTACTATGCCCGCGAACTGATGTTCTACCGCCGCTGGGACGAGGCCAAGAAGGCGCTGACGACCTATTTGGGCATGAACGCCGCCAGCAATCAGAACGAGCGGTGCTACGCCATGCGGCTTATGGGCAAGTCATACGCTGAGACTGGCGACATAGTGCAGGCTGAGAAGTGGTACTACCAAGCCGCTGGCGAGGCTCCCAACACCCGCGAGCCGTGGTGCGAGCTTGCCATGCTCATGTATCGCCAGAGTCGTTGGGAGGAGTGCTTTGCCGCCTCCATGCGTGCGCTGAAGATCAAGGACAAGCAGCTTGTCTATACCTGTGACCCGGCGGTTTGGGGCTACTGGGCGCACGATCTTGCCAGCATCTCAGCTTGGCGGCTTGGGTTAACGGAAATTGCTCTTGAGCAGGCAAAAATTGCGGCTGAGATGGAGCCGGGTGACTTACGCTTGAGGCAGAATTTAGAGTATATTCTCAACGCAATTCAGGCGCAGGGGGAGAAAGCGGCATGAAACGGTGGACCCCCAGTCCCTCATAAACTTAGCTGTAGGAATAATCCTTACTGGTCTTGGCTGGTTTGGGCGGCAGCTTTGGGATGCCGTCAAAGACCTGCGTAAAGACCTGCATAAGATTGAGTCGGAACTCCCGCGCGTTTACGTCGCCAAGGAGGAGTTCCGGCATGACATTCAAGAAATTAAAACTATTTGCAGCG